TATGTTACCCCTTTGCTAAGTTGTGGCATAAATTATTTCTCGCTTTTGTTAGTTTTAGTCTGCATTGTTGCGTTAATTGTCAACGAACGAATATTAGGTCTAAAGAAAGACATCAAATACCGCATCTGTAGGCCAGTGCCAGTCTTCCTAATAGGACTACGCCTAGAGAAATCCTCATTAGACGGAGCGTAAAAGTCATCTAACTGTGTTGATGTATCAGGATTTGTTACAACAGCAATAGTCTTAACATTAGCACCAGCCTGACATTCCATTTCAGTCTCAACAGTGCTATACCGCTTGTCAAAGTTGTTGTTAAAAGTGTACCTACGAGTAAGGATTTCAGCCTGAATTGGTGTCTTAACAAAGCCTGTTTCTTGCAGGTAAACTCTAAAATCTGGCTGACCTGCGGCAGGTACAGTTTCAACAAGCGTAAACGGAAGCCTAGGTAGACCCTGTTCACCGCTGTATTCGTCTCCGTTTTCAAGTTCTTCCAGAAGGAAGATGCCTTCATTGTTATCTACGGCAAACAGTCTACGCTGGTTACCCTTCTTAGCCACGCAGAACTTGATAATGCTGAATCCAGCAGGGTAAGTATCAACGGATTCCCAGTTCTTAAGGATAAAGTTGTATACAAGAACTGTGTTGTTAACTTCAGATGTACCAGTAGGAACGGCAAGATAGTATCTGTTATTCCAATACACAGCCGTAGCCTTGTAAGCAAAAGCCTGATTAATAGTTTGGATTACATCGTCAATCGGAGCAGACAGAGGGTCGGCAACAGTAAGAAGTCTGACAGCATCATTAGAGCCTACGGACTGAGGATTAAGCAGGTAGATACCATTGTCAGATAGGAAGATAATTCCTCCGTTAGCCTGAACAACGGACTCCTTAGCAGAGCAACCAATGTCTGTAACAAGCGTTTTGATGAACGAGTTGTTATCAAGAGCATCACCTGTTGCGTATCTTCCAAACCCAATGTTCACATAGAAGATACTGTTCCGCATAAACACCAAGAACTCGTTTAGAGTCCAAGGTGAAACGGCAATAGTTTCGTCATTAGAACCTTCGTTAAAAGTAAAAGCGTCAAGGCTATCCCAGTGGTTATAGTCAAGATAGTTGCTTACGCACACAGTCTGTCTTGCATCAAACACTTGCTGGTGGTGACCACCCATAGCAATTAGTCTATTACAGTAGTAAAGAAGACCCTTAGCAGACGGAAACTCGTGACCAAGATGTTGGGTAGGAAACGCTTCAATTATATTGTTACCCAAGTCCCACTTTATAGGTCTGAGAGAAAATCCTCTAGTAACAAAGATAGTATCAACGGCATAAACGACATCCACTCCTTCTGAAGAAGATAGAGCAATGCCTGTAGGGTACTGCGTGTCATTGTACGAATTTGTGGTAGGGTTATAGACACGGAATCTATCACCCATTACAAGGACAATACGCTCTTGGCCTGTAGTATCGTAGTACACGCCAACGCCATAAATAGGGTCATCAGCGTCCGTATCCTTCTTACGCTGTAGACCCTTTCTGACGGATACAATACCTCTATCCAGTCTTACATTCTGAGCCTTAGTAAGGATGCCTTGAGGCAAAGCACTAGCGTTGTCTCGGCTGTTTAAACCGATGAACGCTAGGTCTCCGTCCTTGACAGGCTCAAAAGGCATTAATTCTTAAAGATAGAGTAGTAGACCGCTCTAATTTTTTCAGCGTAGCGAGCACCAACATAGATGCCAGCAAGCGTAAAAGTGATGTGAGTGAATAGTGTAATCATAGGGTTAAGGGGTTAAATCGTCTTCAATAGCAGAATACCAATTATTAAACTGTGTAAAGCGTATTTGTATTCTCCATCCGTCAATTCCAGTTACTTCGTATAAAAGTTCGTTATCACTTCTTGCCCAACCAGCAGTATAAGTTTCAGGCCAATTTGTTACATATGTATTTGAAGATGAATAAACAAACTGACCTCCAGCATACGCAAGTTGACCAGCCTGTGGGTTGTTCGGATGACTCCAGTAAATAGGGTCTACAGTAATGTAACTAGGCTGATAATTAACAGACCATCCGCTGGGAGGAAATCCACACTCTCCGTAATTAGGCTGACCAACAGTAAGAGTGTAACCACAATTTCCGTCTGTAAAAGCCTGTGCAGGAGCACCTACCTCCCAACTAGTACCGCTTGCATCTACCGCAGTTACATTAGAACAAGTACTAAACAAAAACTGCCCAGCGGCAGGACAGTTATTCTTGCTAGCAATTACTCCAGTTGTGCTTATTAATTTCAAACAAGGTTACCAGATAGGTAGTAAGCATTTGTGTCCATCTTAACTACAGTACACATAGAATACTGTCCGTTAAGAATAAACTTATTTCCTTGGGAGAAAAGCGTAGCACCGCTTCCAGCAGAAAATGTTCTTGTATGTGTAGTGTTGTTCACAAAAATCCACTGAGCACCAACAGGAATAGAGTTGTTAGCCTGAAACACAATAGTTGAGTTACCACTCCAAACAAGGCGAATCATCACATTGTAAGGACTGCCAGTCGTAATAGACGCAACCAGCAGATTCCAATCTCCAGTGCTAGGAACAGAATTTCTTACAAACTCAGTAGTAGCAACCTTTGTGCTACTGTCCGTAGCAACCTGAGTAGGGAAAATGTTAGTACCAGTAAAGGTATTATAAGCATTAGAAGATGGAATGTTATAAGAAATTCCATTAGCCCTAAAGCATAGTTTAGGGGTAGCCGCATTAGAAATCCAAACATCTCCGTTTGCTACTGACGCTGGACTTGTATTTGCAGAACCAAGGTTAAGCGGAGGCGTATCTAGGTCTGAAGGGGTAGAAGTTACCTTACCAGTAAAAGTAGCACCAGTAAGATTGGCCTTAAGATTGAGGTCATTAATGACCGCAAACCGATTGGTCGCATTGGGAGACGGAGCAGTATTTAGAGCATCAATGATGCCCTGCGTAACCTCCGTGCCAATCTCAACTACATTGGCTGGAATCCCTGTTTCGATGTCTGCTCCCATTAGACAGAGCCGTAGGCGATATGAACAGGAGTACCAACAGCGGTAGCAACTACACGGACAGTGCCAGCGTAGTTGTCGAGCGAGAACGAGCCAAGCGGGGCGAGCAGGATGCCATCAGTACCAGTAGAGTTAAAGATGACCTTGATGTTAGCCGTAGAAGACTGGTTCTGGATAATCACAATGACTCTACGCTCAGGGAGCGTGGGAGGCGTAAGAACCTCAACAGCAGTAAGGCCAACAGTAGCGTTGGCGTGAACCATCCGTCTAAGAGTCGGAGTGGAGAAAGAATTATAGGATGCGGACATTAGGATTTGTAGGGGTTAAAGAATTTAATTTTGCCGTTTTGGTTCTGCTGTTTTAGAATCTTATCGAGTTCAATTTGAATCATTGACTGAGCCTTGCCGTCAAGTCCAGCCGCTTCTTGCAGTTGGCCTTCGGAAACCAACCAGTTAGCGGCGGCTCCCCACGCACAATAGTTGCCAAAGATGTAAGGAATTGCAATCCTAGTCCAAGAAGAGGTAGTCGGAAGATTGCCAGCCGTAGCAGAAGTAGTGTTTAAATAATAAAAATTACCGATATGCGGTCTGCCAGCCATAGGGGTGTATGTTGCAGAGGCAGAGCCAGCGTCATAATACGCCTGTGCGTTCTGGTAATAAGGGATGCTAGCGTCCCATAGGTCACCAAGTAGGGGACGGAAAGCAGTTCTGTAGTAGTACCAGCCAGTGGCGTGAGCATTGCTATCAAGAACAATTCTAGTCGCTGAACCTGTGTCATAAAGTTGATAATTTAACTCAACAGCCCTAGATGTTGTTTGAGGGTTCTTGTTATAAACTCCAAGCACATCTACATTTGTAAGCGGTGTAAAATATGCTACCTGCGTTACAGGGTCAATGGTTGTGGTGAACTCCGCAAGTCTGCAAAGGTCAGGCCACTCCTCCATCTCCCAGACTTCACGCATTCTAGCCGAGATGAAGTCTCTAAATTGAGCGAATGTTTCGCTGTTAATGTTATGCCTGTCGTTGCCAGAATACTGCAACGCATTGAACATAATTTCTGAAAAATCAATAGTTCTCATTATGTGAGAAATCCGTCAGCGGTAAAGACCGCACCTTGAACAACTGTCTTTTTACAATAATTGCGGACAGCGAGTTCGGGATTGTCACGAAGGTACTCACGCATAAATTGCTTGTCCTTCCAACATTCGTAACCGAGTCGCTGTCCCCAATAGTGATAAGCGTCAGCAGGGATTTCGGCAATCTTTCGTCCGAGGCCAGCAATGTCGTTTGCCTCGTGAGTATGACCGAAATGTGCAATCTGCTTTGCTTCAGCCCTAGCGTATGCTTCCTTCTTCCTCCAGCCGTGGATGAGTTCCAACTCCATCTGTTTGTGCAGATGGGGCGGGATAATCTCAACCAGCGACTGGACGAAGTCGTTAGCCACTATTAGGCGGTGAAGTCGAACTTAGCGAGACCGAGCGGGTTCTTGACGATGCAAGTAGCGACAGCCTCAACGAGTCGGGCAGGGCCACCACCATTGTCGGTGAGTTCCTTGACCTGAGCGATGTTGCCACCATAACCAACGCCAACCAAGTCCATATTCAGCAGGTAACCGCAGAAGTTGTTCTTGAGGAAGAGCGAGGTATGCAGACGGATAGAACCGAAGTCACCTTCAAACACATCGATGCTCGACTTGTAGGAGGTCTGACCCTGCTCTCTGTTAAGAGTGCGAATCTGGCTCGCAGTGTTGTCATCGAGGTTCTGGCGGGTCGTGTAAGTCAGGGCTGTGAAAGCCTGCTTCAGTTTGTAGCCAACAAGACCATCGAAGGACTGAGTTCTGCCAGTCTGGTTGTAAACAGAAGCCAGAATGTTCTGACAGGTGTTTTCGTCAAGGGCGGCAGTGCCGACAGTCGAGATGGAGTCCGTAGGAGTACGGAAGTTAGACGGAACAGCGAGGTAGGTATCGCCAGTGAAGTCGTTCTTAATCCACGAGTCGAGACCACGAGTAGCGTAGCCCTGAGCAACGCCATTGTCAGCCTTAGGCAGGTTAGCGGAGCAAAGGGTCTTCTCCATCTTACGCTTAAGGATTTCAGTGGCCTTGGACACATTGTTCGACAGTTCAGACTTAACGCCAGCAACGACAGCGATGTCGGTGGTCAGCGGAGAAACACGAGTGGCTTCTCTGAAAATCTGAATGTGGTTGGACAGTTCGTAGCGGTACTGGACTTCCTGAGGAGTACCGACATTGTCACGAACGAAGTTCTTGATAGAAGAGCCGTTCGGGTCAACATCCGTACCATCAACGATACCAGCCTGTTCAGCGGAGACCGAGGGGAGAGAGTCAACCTGCCAGCGGAACAGAGTGTTGCCAGGTTTAGCAACCTTCGGAGCCATCGAGGTGAAGGGGGTGCTCTTCGCATCAATCATCGAGATGAGGTCAGCGAGGGCTTCCCGCTTACCAGAGTTAATATTTCTTTCTGTGAGACTTGCCATAGTATTTTATATTAGGGGTTACAGGTAATCCTCCATAAGTTTTGAGAGGTCATCGGTCTTGCCAGATTTGGCAAACCTAGCGTATGCTTCCTGTCTGTGGATATCCTGCTTTTTTGCAGTAGGGGCTACGCTATTAGAACGAGGCTGGATGGGTGCTTTCTGAACCTGCGAGTGACCTCTTGCAGATTCTCTTGCTCTGACTCCCCGAAGGTAGTCACCAATAACCATCTTGTAGTCAGGAAACTTCTTGATGTGCGGGAAAGCGTTCAGGAACTGTTCAGCAATCTGACGCTCCTTACTGGTCTTATCCTTCCACCACGGATATTCCTTACCTACGAGGTTTTCAATTCCGTCTCTGGCCTGAACATACTGGTATCGCTGGGGTAGGGTAGTTTCAATCGCCTTCATAGCGTTGATTTTAATCTGTCTAACCTGAGCGGGGTCGTAGTGCGTTTCATTGCCTTCTTCATCGGTAGCGGTATAACCATCAGCGTTCGCTTCAGCCCAATCACGAACAGACCTTGCTTGGGCAATCTCTGCCTCGATTTCTGCAATGCTGTTCAAATCGGAATGGGGAACATCTGGAAGTAGTACTTCGCTTCTCTGAGAATTCGTGTTCTGCTTAAGGTCATCGACTTCCTTTCTCAACTTAGCGATTTCGTCTTCTGCTTCTTTTCGCTTGGCTGTCAGTTTATCGATTCTCTTCTGCACTCCACGAGAGACATCACTGTCATCATCCTCGGACTGTGAATGAACTTCGTTGCCATCATTGTCGGTGTCAGTGTTCGTTTCCGACTCACTGTCCGTATGTTGGGCTTCAGGCTGATTACTATCGTATTCGCCACCTTCCGTCTGTCCGCTAGGCTCTTCGTCGAACAGAATATTGTTTAGTCTACTGTTTAGTTCAGCCTGACTAGGATAGTTGCCATCCATTTGAGAACTGTTATTGCTGGCTTCGTTCTCTGCTCCAGTTTGATTATTGTCTTCCATTAGATTAGGTCTAAAGTGCCTTTTGTAGGTCAGGGTTTTGACAGACTCCCAGAAACTGTTGTCCTTTTATTTGACACTCTTTTTACAAGTGTCAAGCGAAAGTAAAATTATTCTGGCGTTAGGCCAGCCTGTACTCTGGCCTTCTTTCTTTCTTCAAGAAGCAACGCCTTAAAGTCGGTCATAGAATTGGCTCTTCCGCACTGATGAATGCGTGTTTCGCCAGAAATGTCAGGAGCAATAGCCCTTTGCGTTTCAGCCTGAATGTTCAGGTCGATAATGTACATAATGTGTTCCCACACTGCGTTTGTTTCAGAAAACGCAAAAGTACTAATGTTATAATCAGTATCCTTCATTAGACTGTTGCTGGGGTTCAGGCATACCTTCCTGTTGAATCTTATCTGAAACAGGGCTTACGCCAACTCTGCCGATTTGCTTGTTCTGCTGTTGCATAACAGACATCTGAAGGTTTTTAATGTAATTCTGCAACAGGGCTTGGAACATCGGGTCGGCCTGTTGAGCCTGTTGAGCCTTCATATTCTTTTGCATAATCTGTTGCAAATACATCATCTTGGTTTCCGCTGTCGGGTCATTCTCGACATAGGTAGGCTCGTTACCAAGCATCATCATACCAAGTTTAGTTTGGACATCCTCGTAAAGACGCTGAGACGCAGACTGAGGATTAAGAATGATTTCCTTGGCAGTGTCAGGGCTGATGGCCTCAACAGCCTTTTGCACCAACTTAGCCTTGTCAATGATACCACCGCTATCCATCGGAAGCACAAACTGAGCGATAGCCTGAAGTTTTTCAAGGACTAGGTCGCTGTACAGATTTCTGACATCAAACTTAACTTCAAAATCAAACTGGTTAGTAATGTCATCTAGGTTCTTAGGAAGGGAGATGCCAGTGACTCGTTCAATTTCAACGATATCCATATACTGGATGCTCAGTTGGAGCATCTGCGTATAGACTTCAGACCAAGCGGTAAGCCAGTTGTCCACGGAATTCTGCTGGAGCATTTGTGCAAGTGCTGGAGGAGTTTCTTCTCTGGTAAGACCAAAGTAACCAGCCGCATTCTTTTCAACCTGTTGAGTAACAAACTCAGCAATTGTAGGAGTACCCTTGGGCGGCTCCATCCACTTGTAATCGTTGACATCAGAAACAGGGAGTAGCATCGCAGGGCCAATACGGCCTGTACCACCTACACGCCTCTTATACATCAATGGCGGCACAGTCTCAAAGGCCGTTCGGTCTCTCATCGAGTCGTGTTGAGCCTTAAGTTCTGCTTGGTCAGTTGATAGGATGTCGGTGATGCCTCGGCTTTCGTAGATGGCCTTGCGGATGTACTCCCTGCGAAGAACAACAAATGGGTATTTGCCGTGAGCATAACCCAGTTTGCCGTGCTTCAAATATGTGTTAGAAGAAGCGTTAGGGCAGAACACAGTATAGTATGTGCAAGGATTGCCCTGTTCGTTCAACTGCTTGTAATAAGCGTACACAACCTCGATAAGGTTGTTTGTTCTAAGTCTATAGTCTTGGTTAAGTTTGTTTGTCGGGACAATGTTAGGGTCTCTGTACCAAGTAAACATACCCTTTGTCTTGACCGCTTCTTCAACGCCACCTTCCATCCATTCATCCGTGTTAATCATAGCACGGACTTCCAGTTCGGTCATAAAGACCTTGCGGAAAACAACACGAGCCTTCTGAAGGTCGATAGTTTCTGGGGGGAAAGAAATCTCGTCATACGGCTTAAGCGTGGTGACAGTCGGAAGATTCTTCATCAGAACTTCTTCGTAAAGCGTAGTGTAGCCCTGACCTCTAAGTTCTCTAACGGCCTTTTTGATAAAATTTTCAGTTTTATCGGGCATCAATCCCATAATCAAAGAAACAGCGATGTCTTCCATTTCTTTGTCCGCAATGTAGTTCGGAAGAGCCAAAAGCGGAGATTCAGGATTTCCCTGAGCAAGTTCGTTAACAGTCTGGATAAGGTCAGAAATCGTGAACTTTTTCTCACGAGTACCCATTTCCTGCTCCCAGCCGATGTGCATTACAGCCCAACCAAACTGATTAGCATACTGACCCCAAAGTTCGGCTTCCTTTCGCATCTCCTGCTTCATTCTTCCTGAAGCCACATATTCAAGAAGCGTAGACATCGCACCAGCGTGAACTCCGTCTTCAATGGTTCTTCCAGACACGCCAAGTTTAGCGGCCTTAAGAGCGTTCATCCAAAGAGCGGTCTGCTCGTTGATGATTCTATCAATCAATCTAATTCTAGCATCAGACGCACCTTCAAACGGAAGAGCAGGGTCATCTTCGTCCCTGTTAGAAGAAAACTTCTTGCCATCGGGGGTCTGTCCGTTCCAACGGCAAAATCTCAGGTCATCGTTATCGTTCAGTTCTGTGGTATTAGCACCAAACAGATAAGAGCGGTTAAGTTCGTGGACAAGTTCCTGAATGTTAGGCGTGTCAGAGCCGTAAAGCAGTTTGTCCTGAGATTGGTCTGAAGTGTAATTATCCATTAATACGAGAAAGGCTTGTTAAGGGGTTGGTTTTTAACATCTAGAAAGTCAGGGGACATTACAACCAAATAACGCAAACAATCAATGGGGTCTTTGGTTGCCCCTTTGTCTCCATCAGCATTTGTCCATTCTTTAAGCGAGTAAATCAAGTTTTGGCACTTGTCGCTGACATAAAGTTTAGGCTGGTTGAGCGGAGATAGCGGTTGATTAATGTCATATGCCAACAGGTCATTAATCATTGCAACGCCTTGCTCGATTGCAACACCAGCGGCAGGTGCAAAATACATCGGGTCTTCACCCGAATCAAGCAGTTCAATAACCGATGTCCCGCCATCCTTACCTACTGCCTGTGTTGCACCAGCCCGAGGGTCGATATAGCGTTCTAGTATCTCCTCGTTGCCCTCTAAAGTCTTAATGAGTTTCTTAATATCATCAATACCCATACCAGCACCATTGCGTTGAGCCATACCTTCCTTGCCGTCTGGCTTTTCTGAAGGCAACGCCCAATCCCCATACGAAATGTCTGGGAATTCACGATAAACATAAATATTACCTTCCTTGTCAACCCTAGCCCAAATCATAAACCAGTTTCTAGCCCCAGCAGGGTCAGTCACCATATAATTTGTACCCTCTTCTGGAATCATATCGTGTTTAACAATATGGTTATCTCCAAACCTTGGGAATTGGTTACCTACTGTATTGTCAGCCCATCCGTAAGCACGGATTTTCTTCTCGTAGATATTCTTTCCGTCCAACTGTTTAACAAGTTCGTCAAAAGGATTGTAAGGATTAAGTTGAGAGTGAAACCAAATAGCCGCTCCGTTGTTGCGATGGCACTGAGCCATATACGGCATATGACCTTTAGGACAGCCGCCAACATAGTATGTGTCCTTGTCAAGGATTGAAGCAGGAAGGGTTTTTGTAAATTTAGAACCAGCGACAAACTCCTTAACAACCTGCGAATAACCAGCAATAGGAGTAAAAGTAATCGCTAGTTTTCCTCTGCGGGTAACAAGACGATAACGCAGGGTTTCAACCCAGTCCAGCGGCACAAGTTCATCGCACCAAATAAGGTCACATTCGCCACCTTCGATGACATCACGCTTCTGAGCGTAATTCATAAACACACATTGAGACCCATTAGGAAGAATAAACGATTCTTCAGAGAAGCCGTTCTTCTGTGAGTATGCGATGTTTGTAACCTTGGTCTTTTTGCAATTTTTTAATTCTGGAGGCATATACTTCCAGACTACATTCTGTTGCATTTGGATGCTGGACTTTTGCGTTGTATGCAAGCACCAGACCATCGCTTTCTCTTTGTTGATAAGCGTTTGAATTACACGCTTTGCCATCCACTCAGTTTTACCAGCACGATTGCCACCAAGAACAAGGATTTCCTGCTTATCTTTTAGAAGAGCATCTGCGTCCTTCCAGTGGTCAGGCTCAAAGCCGTGACGATAAGGGTCTAGAGATTCTGCTAGAATCTTATCTTCTCTGAGTTCAAGAATCTCTGCCGTCTTCTCAATACCGACTTTCTCGACCAGCATCTTGATGTCGGGCATCTTGATGACTGGGTGAGGAGTCGGTTTAAAAGACGATAGTTCGCTCATCCACCTACTGGGAAAGTGGACAGAATCATATTGTCCATAAGAATATTTCTTTCTTCAGGAGTCATAGGACGGCCTTCTTTCTTTTCAAATTCAGACTGTTCTCTCTGGAGAAGACCTGTGTACATATTGCCAAAATTTTCAGGGGCATCATAAACGCCAAGCATTTCAGGAACATACCCTGTAAAAAAGTTTGCCGCAATTCTTGGAATAGCCGCACCAGAAGCAACATAAGGTCTAATTGCGGAGTCACTACCAAGTACGCTTCTAAGCAGAGAAGGTCTAGAAAGAGTAGAAACAGGGTCTGCTCTTTCTGCCGCCATCAGAGCCTGTTCGTCTCTAAATCTTTGGGGCATATTGTAAACTTTAGTTCCAACATCTAGAGCAGTAAGCGGTCTTTGAATCCAAGGATTAGAAAGAACATTTCCAGTCCAACGAAGAGCCTTTTGTGCAAAATTAAGTTCCTTACCAGCGGCGGCGGCTTCAGCGGCGGCTTTAGCGGCCTGTGCTTTAGTCAACTTGGGAGGAATGTTAGCCTTCCCAGCCTTAACATCAGAAGCCTTAACAGTGATGTTAGTTCTGGTTGCACCTTTTCCTCGTGTATCAACGCCAGTAACTCTTACATCCTTAACACCCTCAACAGCCTTTCCGTAACCAGAACCAGCATATCTAGTCATTTGCTTTTTAGCCAAATCTTTAGCCAACTTTTTCTTTTCAGCATTGGTCATATCTGAAATAGCCTGACTTCTAACTTCAGGAGTTCCAGCAACTGCTGGCTTTGCTGGCGAAACTTCGTGCGTAAGATATCCAGTATTGTCACTGTATTCTCTAACAGCCGCTACAGCCGCTCGACCCGCTGTAGCGGCTCTAACAACACGAGAGGTAGGAGCACTAGCACCACGAACTTGGCTTAGTGTAGATTTAGCACCAGATTCATAAGGAACTAAGGCACGATTTCCACTCTTAAGAAGTCTTGTCTTTTGAGCAGGAGACTTAGGCTGGTTTGTGATTTTAACACCGCTTTTTGCAAACGGCTGACCAGTCTGAACCTGCTTAATCAGTTTAAGTTCAGCATCAGCGGCCTTTCTAACAGCAACAAGATTTTGATAATATGTGCTTCTAGCCTTTCCGTGGATATACTTAGCCGCACCAAGGGCTGTAGCACCAGCCGCCATTTCAGGGAAATAACCTTCGTCCTTGGCTTCGACTGCCTGTGTCAAAAGACTAGGCGTACCCTTTTGAGCACGAGCGGCTTCCATATTTCTAAGTCTTCCTTCTGCTCCCTTGAAAAGGTCAGCAACATCTGGGGGTAAATCGTTTTCCATTATTTTCTAAGTCCTGTTCTATAGGCGTGTAAAAGGTTTTCGCTAGGAGTGCAAGGTTCTAAATTAGAAATAGAATTATTTTCCTTGTTACCATCTTTGTGGTTAATCTGTAACTCCGAGTGAGAATGTTCGTTCCAAAAAATGATTCCAAATGTAATAGCCACAAGTTTGTGAGCATTTATGTTATGCCTAAACCCATCGTTGTACAACTTGTACTGTAAGTAGCCACCAGCCACTTTGAATGGTGCTATAATCTTTTCTTTCAGTTTTCTACCATCGCTAGTAGTCTTTGGCAAAGCCTTAAGCCGTCCTAGGCTTGAAACTTCGTACAAGCCTTTGAACTGCTCAATTGGGACTGGTTTCCATTCTTCCATAAAGTGGAGCCGCAGGACGGACTTGAACCGACAACCTACAGTTTACAAAACTGTTGCACAACCATTGTGCTACTGTGGCGTTATTTGATAAACCCATCATCTCCAAAAAGTTGAACCGATGGGTCTTCTAAGTAAGATTCAGCAGGATTGCCTTGTTGTATTGCATCCCTTTCGTATTGAAGATACTCCTTGCTTCCAGTTTCTGCGGCTTTTTTGTACATTTCCATAATTTCTTTCATTGATTGCAAAGCAGGTGGAGGAGCGGCTTTAAACATATCAGTAAAGTCTCCAGTTAAATTATTATAGACCTTCATACCAGCGGCTTGTTGTTCAGGTGTTGAATTCCAAAAATCAGAAAGCGTACCCATCGCCCCAATGTTTTTTTCCTTAAAAGATTTCAAGAACTTGTCAATTCCTGTTCTGTCTTTAACCCCATAGGTTTTAACCATATCCATTGCTTCTTCCAAATCTTTAAATACTTGTTTTCCAAATGTTGGAACGCTCCAAGTGCCATCATCGTTTTGAATAGGATTAAACAATTCCTGCATTCGTTTTGCGTCCGCTTCACTTTCTCCACTGCCATTCTGGGTAAACGCTGGTACATAATCTTGTACAACAGAATCCCTCATTTTAAGCGGAATAAGCGGCACACCTTGATAAGAAAGGTTAAGGAAGCCTGTCTTTGGGTCAAAAGAATCAATCGTATGCCCCTGTGGAGTCTTTTGTCCTGCCTTAAGCCACCTTCCCCCCAACGAGTACATCTGGTTGCCTCCTGAGCCAATCAGGCCACCCCAAGACGGAGGCATAGGCACTCCGTGTCTGGTAAGAAGGTCAGTATAATCTTTGTCGTTCATCGCTTTGTATTGTTCGACCCGAAGGGTCGAACCGCTTTTGTCAACCAAATGAAGTCTAGAGGGTCGTATTCGTCCTCTTCCTCTTCATCTGGCTCTGACATTAGCACTTACCCTTGGGTTTGTTTTCCTTTTTTTCGTTTTTCGACCCATTTTCGTGGTCGAGAGGCTTGAACTTAGGGATTCCTAGAGACTTTTCTAGGTTCTTATACTCGTTTGCAGTCTTTGAGGGCTTTTTCATAGGATTTGTAAGGGGGTTTTCTGACACAGTGTCTCAAATTCTTAGAATCAACAACCACATACGAATGCATCGAGTAGTTGGCGTTGTCCTTGCAGTTTACATTACATTTGTAGCCGATATCGTGTTCGACCATAATGATACGCTTGTTTTTATACTTATTCCTAACAACCTTTCCAACCCACATCGTATTGTTGACAGTATTGTTAAAATCATCCTTGGACATCACCTCTAGGTCAACAGGAACGCTAGTTTCCTTGTTCCATTCGTCTTTGACCTTCAAATATGTACGAAGATAGTAAATTCCGACATCAGTCCAGTAGATGGCTCGCAGATGTTCGGGCTTTTTCGAGTCTTCCCTGTACCAGAGTACGCCAAGGTCGTGTTTATCAGCCAAGTTCTTACGGATGATTTTGAATTCAGCCCTAGGAAGGCCAATTTCCTTAGATAGGTCGCTCTCCTTGATGTCCATACGCCCACTTTTCAAATGAAAACCAATATGTCAACCTTGTTATCTATAACCTATTCTATCCCCTATTCTATCTGTAGGAAATCCATAGCACCCCCCTCGGGAAATACATTACACCCCCCTAGGAAATAGATTTCCCCCTACCCATAACATTAAAATAACACTTTCCGCTTGACACATAGTACCATAAACCCCCCTAATAA